CTCCCTATTCTGGTCCGCGTCAAGAAATCCTCTCTCCGTAGAGCGGTTATAATCCTGGCATTCCATTATGAATAGGTGTGCACCTCGACATTGGCCGAGCTGCAACGTGAGTGTCATTCTATTACAAAGAGTGACTTATACAAAAGAAAGAAGGGACTAAACAAAAGAAAGAACGTATCTAATATCGATGTCGAAAGTTGGCGGTTTTATAATTCTGGTACGCAGAACATAAACCCCGTTTCCTTTCTCACGATCCGTAATACAAAACTTCTGGCTAGTTTAAACAGTGGCATTACAGCCCTGAGTGCCTCTTGTCTGGATGGCTTGACGGGTGTTTCGTACAACACCTCGTCAAGGTTTGTAATACGGGTCCGACGGCCCGCGTTCTTTATGCATACCCAAAATTTTCGGTAACGACTGTGATTTTGAAAATGGTTTGGCAGTACCATGAACTGTCAAGCGCATCGTACCATCTCGAATTAACGAGCATTAGAGGACGGAAGCCTTGGCTGGGTTTGCACCAGCATGTGAATTAATGATTCACCGTAACCAGAGGCAAGCTGCCCCCGGTCATGACCTTGTCATGAAGGGGTCCGAATGGATAAGGGTATTGGAATTGATCCGGTCCAATACTACGAAACACGCAGCCTTCGATTAAATAGAAAGTTGATCGACCAACGAGACCAACTCAACATTCCCCATTTTGTGGGCATGATTGACGACGGCCGACTTTAGATTGTCAAGCTTTTTCTCCAGTTTAGTTAATTTACTGAAGGAAGAGTCAGGCGTTTCAATGTAACGGAGATGAACAGTTGGTGACTCCTCCAGTTCGATCCACTTTCCCGTGATTGGGGTTAGTGGCTTGCAGTTTATAATGCGACCCCCTACATTGTACCTGGTTGCCCCGGGTATGGACAGCCAGTGCATCGCCTGAGTGTAGGGTAACAAAGGCATGCGCCTCCATTGGTTTTTATTGTATATTCGCATCAAACCACCATAGTCTTCTCCTAGGTCCTTGTTTTGTAGCAACCTGGTGTAGAAATCTTCCCATTGTTGTTGTCTGACGCCTGCCATATTTATGGCATGGATCGTAGTCACGGACCTTCTGATTTGTGCCGTTTTAAGGATGTTGTAATCCATTGAATAATACGGCATTTCTATCAACGAAGCCCCCGTGACTGGCATTAAAGGGTCGATTTTGAAATGAGAAGCAACACTTTCATGTTGGAAAAGATCAGGTGAAGGATAACTGACCACTTTTGCACCTGTACCAGCGGACTTTGGTTGAAATACCACGCCAGGGCATAATCTACCCACACGACCTATACGTTGATTGTTGATGTCCTTGGTGGTCCAAGGCAATGGATAAACATGTCGTCCTTTGTCTATCACATTGTCTTTACCTGAATCAATTTCTATTAACGGAGGATTCTTGATGTCTGCCCCGGTCTGAACGTACGGTGTGGCAACTATTATCCCCGTGTCCGGGACAACCCTATTTCTTGCACTTAGGATCGATGCATCGTATTGCAAATATTGTAGAGAAGCAAGAACTTTTTCACACATTTTATGAGTGGGCACTATTATTAAAGCTCTATGCACCAACTCTGGGTATCGATTGGCTGCTTCCAGGAACATATCCATGATCTCCATTGTGTCATCTACCTGATGTATGGTGATAGGGTGTCTTCGGTCTATGTTTGGTGTCAAGAAGGGGGAACCCATCAAGCTAGGTATTTGTACTGGTGTTGCTGATAGCAGAAATGCTGGAGCTTTGCATTTTTCCAAGAGCAAGATCATCTCGCCCTGCTCTTCATGAAATTCATCGAAGAGAACGATGTCTTTTTCATTGTCCATTTCTGTTAGTCTTGACAGCATATGACCATATGTAGCCTTGTATATAGTGATTGTCGGGTCTGGCCTCACTCCTGCCTTGAGCACTTGTGACGGGATCCCAAACGGGATAACAGTGTTGTCTCTTAACAATCTCCTAGGTTCCACCAACCATATTCTCCCGACTTGTTGTCTGTTCCGGGCGCCCCATAGAGCGGCGACCCACATTGAAGATTTGCCGGTACTTGTTTTGGCTGCCACGTAAGCTCGCTTCGTGTGGCTGCTCCGTAAAACTTGAATATATTCATCTGCATAGGCGGCCCAGGGGTTTTCGGTCGATGAATTGATGGTGGGGTTTTGTTTAATCTCACCTCCGACGTACCAGAATTTCCCCACTGCTTCCAGAGAAGGCGGGAGAAAATCAAGGACCGTGGAAGGCAGGATCATTAGATAACCTGCTTGTTTGGGGATATTGTCGGCAATAAACGCACAAAACTGCTTAGAAACCATGTACATGTCTCTTGGCATCATCCTCGATATTTCTTTGGATGATTTGCCTGCTGAGTGCCAGTACAATGTGTTTAATATGCCATACACCTTGCTTTGCCCGATAAATGTCCATAGGTATAATTTGTACAATATTCCGAGCATTGTACCCATAATTGCCCATTCACAAGCCGACAGCATCCAATAGAATGCTGTAATCCACATCACCAGCCCCTGCATGTTGACCGTCTCCTCTTGGAGAACCTCCGCCTTGAATTTATCTTGTTGCCATAACTCCCAAAAATGATAGGGGTCACAGCAAGCTGCATATGGTGATTCCCTGACCCTAGAGCTAAAGTCATGGAATGTTATTTCTTCAGGCTTCGATTCTTCGAGGAGCTTGAGCATCAAGAACTTTTCAGTCCAATGATTTTGTGTATAAAACGGCTGTTCTGCGTACAACATGTCTATTCCAGGTTGAAATTTCTTCGACCACTCATCAGGAATCATGTCCGTGATGGCATACAAGCCGTCAACACCTTCGCGGAGGAGCTGTTCCCAGCCTCGCCACCCCTTTTCGAGCTTTGCGAGAAACTTAGAATGAGCTTCTGGATTCACTTTTTGCACGTTCATGTGAATATCAATGACCCTGTAGTAACTAGGGAACATCGCCCCCTTTAGCCAAGTTAGGATGGCTTGTTGCCTGGGAGAAAGCGCTTGTCTAGCGGACCTAGGGTCTAATTGTTGCACTTCATGTAAACCAAACTGCCCGACCTTAAGATCATACTTGCGATGGATGTTCTGCTGTCGCAATATATGATTAACATCGTCGCACCATTCTTTGGCAAACTTCGCGTAAAGTGTAGGCTGAAAGGCGGTGACCAATGCTTGCCCCGCGCCTCTCTGCGCTGACATGTATCTCCACGTTTTAGATGAGGATTGGTAATACCTGAATGCACTTCGACGCAACAAGATGGCGATCGGATCTTGAACGACCATTTTCCTAGGATTATTGAATGTGGCTAAGGCACCACTAGGCACTTCTTTACCCAGCCTTTTGTACTGAGCATGGAGGTTTTTGATTTTATTGCTCCTCCATAGTCTCAAGGTGTCCGAATCTTCAGGCGTCGGATTCCGGACGAATTTAGACAGGTATTGTAATTGATCTATACATTTTGTTGTGGAACCTGTCAAGTAAACCCCAACTTCTGCTGCGTACCTCCTAAAGATTTCGACCTGTTCTATCGTCTTCAATCCAAATTTTCCTCCGGTATGCCATATGGTGTCATCAGAAGTGTTTTTGACCGTATTATTATCGTAAAATTCTTTCGCTGGTCGATTCACTGTTTTCATCCAGGCATATATGAGCGCGGCTCTAAACGCGTGAGTATTGATGTTGGAAGTATCAGAACCCCCAGTGCTACCCCCTTGATTTTTAGGGTGAATATTACACAACAGTCGAGGGTCAGTGGACGCAATAGCCAGCACGTCATCCTTCATCGCGTTAAAATTGTCTGGGTGATAAATGAACGTATTGTACTTATGAAATGCTTTTTCTGCTTCCCGGAGGTCACCGAACGTAAAATTACCCATCCACCCCGATTTTGAAGGGCGGTACTTAGGGTCCCAGGTGAGCAGGGTCAACCCCTCCGGGTAACTGAGAGAATCCAGGTACCTCTGTTTCTCCTTGTGTGTCTTGAGCCTGTTAAAATGATTGAAATTCACAAAATCAGCTAAGGCTTGCACTTTTCCTGAAGTGTCGGAAATTTTCTTGAGTGCTACTTTGTCCAACACGGCAACAGTTATGTTTGAGTACTCCGGTTCAGTCACCCCTATGATCCATGCGTCCTGTCTCGAATCGTAAGAGGCGCGAAGCACAGAAGCGAGGTTCTTTCCATTCCCCGAAGGGTGATTCTGGTACCCCAACTCCCAAAGTATGGCATTCACCTCAAATAACAATGGAGAGATTGTGGAGTCGAAGGCAGTGGCGTCCAGTTCTATGTACCTACCCCCTTTTTCTTTCTTTTCATCCATCATCTTATTGAAGATCAGCTCCATTGTCTGGTTGAGAGGCATGCCTATACCGGCCCCATAATCAGACCAGATGTCTCTTTTGTTTCTTTCTATCTGGAGACATTGATCGATCATGTAGGAGAAAAGGTCTTGACTGACGACGGTTCGAACGTCTTTTTCCTTCCCACCCAACTCCAAAGGGAGGCATTTCTTTATGTCGACCACCTGACTTTTGACGAAGGCGTGGTAGAACTGTATTGGGTACTCCCCCGATTCCAGCTGCTCAACCGCCCTTCTCTTGATCACCTTATCATATCCGGCATCGAACATAGCTTGTCTGGACTTAAAGGTCTTGTCATTGATGAAAGGTGTGCCGGGAGAGAACTTTTTCTTGATGTAGTCGAATACAGAAGGTGGCGTCATTATTTCGGCGTCCGCGAAGACTTTAAGATCATGTTCGAACATGGCAGTTGCTATCTCCCGTGCGTCATTCCGCTGTTCAGATGATAATACGGGGTATTTTGGCTCATACCGATGTTGGGACTTTGCTATCAGGTGAGGAAATTTTTCGGCTAAGAACACACCATCACCTCCTTGAGGTGTCCCTTGATTTACGTATGACTCCACCCGTTCAGTGTATTCGTCGTCTGTTACGTATTCACCTTCAGTAAACCCAAGTAGTTCGGCTTCCTTGTGAGTCATCAAAGGTTTTGAAAAGCCCACTTTTCTGTGTTGAGGCCCTCCAAGCTTACTTGCATGGGTGGCTCCGACTTCCTTAGCGACCTTTTTAATTGATTCGCAAAACCTCGTGTAGTCTGACGTGAAGTCTGTCCTACCAGTGAACTCAGCAAAAGCTATACTGGACGCCAGCCTTGCCTTGGCGCCCAATATACCCGTCCTGTGCAACCCGGTCAATCCCCACACTGTTTTAATGCGTTTTGAGGCTTCCAAACCCCATATAAAATCAATCGTGTGGCAGACTTGTTCGAAAAGTAACCTGAAAGCATGTTGTGAATAATCTAAAGCTTTCGACAACAAGTAGCCAAGCACTTCCAGCATAGGTAAACTGAACTCCAAAACCGACCCTATGGCTCCTTTCAGCCAGCATATGAAGGCGTCTAGAAAAGGGTTAGCACGGATGAAGGACGTGGCATGATGAATACCATCAACAATTTCGGCCCACGTATGTTTCACATATGGCGGGATGGGTTCTAATTTCACCAAAGAATCCTCGGGTATCTTGGTCCCGGTAAGTACATGATCGAGTACCCTTTCTTGCACCTCGTCAATGTCATCAATTTCCAGCGTGTCCATCTTGATCGATTTCAAGTGGTTCCCGATTAGGACTATCTCTTCGATCAAGGATTTAAAAGAGTCAGGATGTTCGATGTAATTGTTTTGTTTAGGAGAATGGGGGGCGGCGACTCCAGTGATTTCTTCCTCTTCATCGGCGTCTTCGGCTATCTCCATCGGAATGCGTTCTACACCTGCCCCAAAACCCAGCATCTTGAATAATGGGGTTTCCCTAGGATCCTTGTGGGGCCATAGAAATCTCGCAAAGCGGATACAAGCGTCAGGAAACTGGTACGCGACAAACAATACTGCTGTGATTTGGGCTAACATCACCGTCCAGAACAATGATCTCGTAGAAGCCAAGCTGAGGGTCATTGTGACACAATTGTGGTGGCCTGAATAAGGCTCTGGCTTGCTTGTGTTGACCATCTTCTTTGCGAGTAGCGTATTGAAGGGGCAGGGAAAAGCGCGCGCTCCTTCTTTGACTTCCCTTTGCACTTCCTTTAAGACGAACAGATCTCCAAAATTTGTTTTCAGCGGATCTGTGTACCTTCCCTCGTATATGAGGCCTGATCTCTTATCCCTTAATGACCAATGTCCAAGAGGGAAAATGTAACTCCAGCCCTGTCTAGTGACTGGTTCGAACAACACCTCCATCTCGGGTTGGTGATGATTAGCCAGGTCCTGAAGTCCGTGAGAAAACAGGTACTTGCACAAGATCATGATAGCCGCATAACGTATCTTTGAATCAACCAGGCAAATAGCAGGAAACTCGTACATAACCATAAAACCAGCTTTTGCTGCCCGGATGACAGACCCGTTATTGAGGACCATCTTCCATACGATTAACTTTACTGAAAAGAAGAAAAGTAAGAATAGGTACCAATGATTCCACAAAAACACAAGAATGGTAGTGGTCTTCATACAATGAATGATGAAAGTTGCTAGGTATTTCGGAGTTTGCCATAATAAATATATGGCTACCCAACAACACTTCACCTCAATCGGAGCATCAACTTTAAAACCAGATACCAACAAGTAGCCCATAAACGTGGCGATGCTAGGTTGCCTGAAATCACTAGGTGTAGGTAACTTAATGTAGTCCCTATCTATAAGTGTGTCATGAACGACTGGGGTGGCGCCGGCAGCTATAGCTGTCTGTACCGTGCCCGCCCCACCATGCATATGAATGACATCAAACTCCCTCATGAGTTCCAAGTGGTCACCATTAGGCACCCTTTCGGCAGTATCTCGGATTTTCTCTGGTATCACTTGTTCATCTGCTGACCCTGAAAGCCAGCCTGTTCTACCTGTCCCATAATTTGATCTTTTCCTCAATAGCCGGAAACCATCATGGCTCCTAGGCAAAGAACATCCAGAAAGCGAACCGATCCTGAAAGTTGGCGAGAACACATTAGCCATTCTGCTCGCTATAGCGACCTGGGACCAGGTCCAGAGGCCCAACGGCTCATTATCTTTAGTGTACTTGACTGGGTTGATCCATGTGGAATCCGGAGACAGATGATAAGAAACCCCTGTCGCATCATCGATCTCAATATGAGGTACGAACACCTGTTTGTATCCCAGTTGCGTTGAAAAATTTAACTTCAGGTAGGCCGGAATCAATGACGTGAGATCACCTGTTTTCATCTCTTGTAACTCTGCCGAGGTCATTGAATGATAAACATGAAAATGGGTCCTAACTCCGAATTTTGCAGCGAGCCGGGCGAAATACTCGACAGGCACTCTATCTCCCCGTGTGCCAAATGCCGCGACCAATAAAGTTTCATCGAGCTCGTCCTTATTTTCTTCAGAACGAGGCGGACTTTCGCCCCCTGTCACTGTCAGTAGCGGGTAGTGTCCATTAGGATCAAGGTCAGGCCAGAAGAAGTTAGTGTAAAAAAAGATGAACACACCAAAGGTCAGGGTTATGAAGAAATAATAATAGGCCACAACTTCTTCAATATCGCCATAGTGAGCAGGCGCGAAAATCATGTCAGGTTGATCGCCTGCAGCCCCGAGCTGCGCGGCTTTTTGCTCCCATTCTTTCAAGTCTTTCTCCCTTTGTTTCATGTACTGTTTTGCGTGAAATCTGGCTTTATCCTTGACGACAGAGAATTGCTGTAGCCTTGCACCACAGTGGACAACCCTTCGCCCATTAACGCAGATCCACAGCCGAGGAGAAGGTTCCTGATTATCACTAACCCGAATCGCAACAACACCACTATAAGTGTCGATATCCAGTTCGAGCTCTTGTTCGTCGTTGGGGCACCCGTGCGCTTTAATGATGCACTTAGCCAGGCTGGTAGCACTATTGACCCAGCTCAAAGGCTGGCGCTCGAAAGGGCCGCCCTTCCTACCATTCCATTGCCATCCCAGCCCTGTGCACCAGTCCAACCGATATTTTTCTATCCAATGCTGCACTGTCTGTTTCACTTCGTAAGGATACTGATCAAATGGGAGAGGAGGCGACCCACACTTCGATTTGTAATCATCGATGCTCTTTTGGGCGTCAACGGATTGAGCTGCTAAGGGGATACCGTCCCAGTCAGAGTAACCGTCACTCCCTGCCAGTGGCATGATGACACCGGTCCTTTGGTGACCGTCCGCAAAAGAAATGACTGTACCATCGACATCGAAGGTGATCCTCCAATGGGGGCAGGTATCATCAATAGAACAGGTCAAGGTGCCTTCCTGTAAAC